AGAAAGTGGATGCATTAATAACTTAGTTTGTTCCATCTTCCTCATTTCCTTTTATATCCACTTTTCTACCAGTACCAAACACATTAGAAAACTTTTGTAGTGTTGTTTCTATGATATCTACCATTCTTTTTCTACTTAAAAATTTTCTAATTATAACTCTTGCTATAAATGGTAGACTATTTGTTCTTTCTATTATAAATGTTACAGCTCCATCTAGCTTTTTAAGGTTATCTCCATAATTAAAAGATGTTTCTGCATACACCACTGCATTATCAAATATTTGCACATACTTCTTTTTGTTATACACCATATAAGCAACTATAATAGCAGCTAATAGCATCCATCCCCATTGTTCCCAAGTAAATCCTGTTAAAAATACCCATAATTTTAAAATTAATCCAACTACTAAATCTTTCATAAGTAAAACCTCCTAAAATTTTTATTTTTTATAATAACTGTCTGGCCAGAATGTTTATTAAATATTGTCTTTTATAAAATTAACAAATAAATCTACAACATCTTTTTCCACAGAAAACTTTAAAGCTTCTTCATTATTGCTGCCAAAGAAAGGTTCTACTAGAATGTAAGTGTCTTTGCTATTACATATTCCATAGCCTCCTCTTGTTTTGCTATCCTGCACAAGAATTAAGCCTCTTGTAGTTTCTTTTATTTCCTCTTCCCAAGTTTTTCCATCAATTCTTTTTTCTTGCATAGTTACTTTTATAACATTTTCTTTGGTCCTTATCTTGCTACCAAACTTGTTTTGCAATCTAGCCATAAAATCTGTTGCTAGCTCCTTAGCCTTATTATTTCCACAATAAACTAAGCATTCACAACCATTGGCTTGCTCACTTCCTGCAGAATTAAAATGAAGTTCTATACAGAAACTATAATCCTTCTTATTAAGTTCTTTTAAAACTTCATTCATCTCAGGAACATAAAATTTATTTGGTTTTCTTTCATATATATCTACCATTAATGGAATTTCAGTTTTTATTTTTTCTGCAATTCCTTTCCAATAGTCATATTCACTTCCAACTATGGTTGAATATGCTCCTTTACTTCTTTTATTATGTCCAATTATTAATGCTACTTTATTCATTTGTGCCTCCTTAAACATAAAAATCACTAAAATTATATTTTAAAATCTAATTTACAAAAAAATGACCTTATAATAAGCTGATTAAAGAGTTTTATCACAGGTAGCTATAAAAATTACCTTTAATAATAGAAACTCTTTAAATTAGCCTTTTGCTAGATTAGAGTGTATTTCCTTTCTTTTGCTCTCAAACTCTGCTTTTGTCAACTCTTTTGGGTTGACTTTTGTCTTGAAATAGTTTTCTGTATCATATACAGATTGAGTGAATGTTTTACCATAACTAGCTAATATTAAAGATTGTTCTAAATCTAACTTTAAGCCAAAATTATCTTCAAAATACCAAGTTATTGGTTTTTCTTTACCATAAACATTCTTTTCTGCTAACATAAAAGTTACATTTGAAGCCAATAGAGTTATATCTTTATCTCTACACTTTTGCCTATGAACCTCATTTCCAACTTTATAATCAAAACCATAAGCCAATGATTTAGCCTTTAAATCATCTATTAGATTCATATAGTCTTGATATTCTCTTTCACTATCTAACAGCCACAAACCTTTTTCCTTGTTCCAACTCAAATACTTTTGATTTCCACTTGGTTTTGGCACTGTTATAATTTTCTTATCTTTTATTATTTCTCCATCTTCCAATGTAACATCTATTCCAGCTCTTACTTTTTCTTCTCTTGTCATTTCTCTTAGTATGTCATCTTTATAGATGGGGTATTGATAAGATACATCAGTTACTATTACATCACTTGTATATGCTGGAAAGTATGAAAGAGGTGATTTTAGGACATCTTCTAAACTTTCTGCATATACAGAAAAAATTAATTTATCTTTTTTATAAAAATTTATTGTTTTCATATCAATTTCTCCTTTCAAAAATTTAGTATTTCAGGTTATCTGTTCCTTCACAGATAGATTTTTAAAATGTGTATAGATTGGAAAATCTAATCGCAATTGTAGAGAGCAATGATTCTAAAGTGATAAAATTTTCGAACATAGCGATAGTTTGTGGTGTTTTCAAAAATATTGAATTTAACAAAAGTACAGATATTACTATTCCTATCACTTTTAAAAGTGTAAGTATTTCTGTTACTCCGCATCACACAGGTACTCCAGGAAATCTAACAGCAATGGCTTATGCTAATGGAAATAAAATAACAATTAGAATCAACAATCATGACACTGGATTAACAACTGTAAGTGGAACTTTTATAGCAGTTGGAATTATTTAAATGGGTAATTAATTTTATTTTAAAAAAGTAGTTAATTGCCCCATAAATGTATTTGTAAGCTCCAACATATTGTTCGTAGAATTAACTGCTAAAATATTATTATACAATGTAAAATGACCACTACTTCCATTATTACCCGTTATAGCTGTTGCTGTATTATAACAATTGTAAGGCAAATTACATGTGTATGAAACCCCATAAAGGATTTTTTCTATATTGTGTGTACGGGCGTTGATCATTAACAAATTTCCGTATTGAAATATAGTATACTTAACGCCAGCAGGCGTTGAATATAAAACTTGTACTTTAAATGTAGATAAATTTTCCAATCTATCCAAAAGTGAGTTATTATCCAAAGGAACAAAGTTAGATACATTTGCAGATACATCTGAATTTTGATTTAAACACTTATACATTTTTCTGGTATTCCTGTCATAATAGATGTAATTTATATCTTTAACTCCTGGTTCTTGTATATCACCACCATATCCAACACATCCTGCTAATCTAGCAAGCATCATTCCCTCTAATGCTTTTCCTTCTTCTGTTCCAAGCTGTACTATCCCAGCCTTTTCTCTAGTTGCTCCCTCTTGTATTTTTGCTAATCCCTCACTTAATTTTTTTGTTTCTTTATCAATCAATTCTGCATTATGATTAAACTGCTCCACATTGTAGTACTCATTTCCCTCAGGTTTTTCTAATTTTAAATGTTCTGTATATTTAGCCATTTCTATCTCCTTTCATCATATATACTTTGGTGTGTTTTTGTTTTTAACTCATCATTTTTAAATTTACTTATTTCTATGTGCTTGTGATACTTTCCAATCACAGCACTATCTTCATATAATCTAGTGTCATAAATTTCTTTATGGCTTTTTAATTTTAAAGAATTATGCAATAAGTAAGCTACTTGATTATGTGTGTTATATCTAAATTCAATACTAAAATTTAGATGTGCAGGTTTATTGATATATATGAAATTCTTAAAATTGTCTAAGTTAGATGGTATTCCTACAACAGAAGTAAACTTAATTATGAAAGAATAATCATTGTAATTTTCAATAACTTCTATTTCTCCATTTGTGAATATCTTAGCTTGTTCTTTTAAAACATGAGGTGTAAAGATATTCTTTGATAGTAAAGTATAGATAATTCTATCTTTCCTATCTTGTAAACTCCAACCACTCTTGTAATCTAGTCCCATAAATCTTTCATAGTTTGCTACTTGCTGTTCATTAAAAAAAGCTATAAATAATAGCTCCTTGTATTTTTGTATATCATTTTTAACGTATTCACACATCAAATCTAGTATTCTAATTAAATCTTTTTGTAAACTGTTTCTAGCTATTTTAGATACTTTTTTTATTAATCTATCACTCATTTATAACCACTGTCCCAACTATCAATATTTCATCTTCTGCTATTTCTAAGTTAGAATTAGAATTGTTTACTTTTACAAAGTTATCATTTATCCCATCTATTTCCAAAATAGCTTTCTCTAAACGATTGATTGATAATATAGATTTATTAGCTTTTTCAAAGGTAGCACTTCCAGTTTTTATAACAGCTTTCAAAAGAGATTCTATTTTTTCTTTTACATCAGATATGGAAAAGCCTGTTTTTAATATAACTTGTATACTCACATTTATATTTTTAGCAGTAAAACTGTCAACAGTAACATCAGCCCCAACTGGTCTTCCATCATCTCTTTGTATTCTTTCTCTAACTTTCTGTATTAGAGATGAATCTGCAATATCATTATTATAATTAGCAATTAATACTTTTACAGTTCCATTACCATTCCACAAAGGTTTCACTAAAACTTTTCCAACTCCATCAACTTGTTTAGCCCATTGCTCATAATCGTAGATGTTTCCACTGTGAGCAGGTCTTGTTGCCTTTTCTTTTGCTCTTGCTACAAGTACAGAATTAGGCTCTTTATCATATCCATTTATAATTTCTTTTTCATTTATAACTGAATAAATATTGCTATTTTGAATTTCAAAAGTTGTAATTTCTCCTATTGCAGCATTACCTATTTTTCCTTCAGATAAGCATTCTATTTCTATTTCTGCAACTCCCGAGGGATTTAAATATTCTTTTCTTAAAGATTTGTACTTTATACCATCTCTATTTAGAAATATTGTATTTTCTTCTATAACAGAGTTTGCTCTTCCAGTTACTTTTACAATACCTTTTGCCTTAGTTCCTAATCTCCTTTTTACTCCAAACATTAGAGCATGTTTATCAACATATTCATCTTCTGTTGCAGTATCTATAAAAGTTTGTTTTTCCCAAAATTCTAACTCTTTGTAAACTTCTTCTGCTGTTATTCCAAAAGTTGCAGCAATATCAAAATTGAAAGTCCCTTCCATTTTTGAAAGTGGGTTTTTAAGATTATCTAAGAAATTATTTCTTAATTCTATTTTATCTTTCATTTACACCTCCATTTCAAGTTCTCCATATATAGTTTTAACGTTAAAGGTTATCTGTGGAACATATTCTTCTTCATTGGATATCTCAAAATTATAACATTCTAAAATATATGGATTTACTAGCAATGTATCTCTAATTTGATTAATCATTAATGCATCTTTTACAGATTTTTGATAGATAGTACCAATGTTAGTTTCTAACTCACTTCCGTAATTATCGCTGTGCACATCTGTATATCTAAATCTTTCAGTTTTTAATGCTTTAAATATCCATACTTTTAAAGCTTCATTTTTCTCTAAAACTTTTATATCATTTCCTTCCTTGATATATTCTCCAGTTTTAAAATCTATAGCATATTCTTTAAAAATTGGCATTTCTTCGGCTTCTGTTTCTGTCTTTTCTAGAAAAATATTAAAATCTTTTTCCACATCACACCCCCTCTATTGCTCGACTTGGCATTTTTACTATTTTTGTTACAACTACATAATATACTCCTAAGATTAAAACTAAGACTTCATCTCCTGCTTTTAGTGTATCTTCAAACCAAATATCCTTATGAGATTTATAGGTACCACTACCTTCAAACTTACCTTGTCCTTTAATACTTGGTATTTTATGTGTATGTCTATTTGGTTCAGCTGGTGCAGTAGATGTGGTATTTCCACCTTCTCCTGTACTTTCATATTTAGACATATCCACTTTTATTTCATCTATAATTCCATCAATTTTATAATCTCTATGATAATGAGGCAAAAGGTAATTACTGCAATAAATCTGCTCACTAGGTATAATTTCCCCATTAAATTCAATAGTCAAGTTTGGGGGTGAAGTAACTACCGCTGCTTTTATGATAGATGTTCCTTTTGTAGCTTGTCCTATCATTTCACCTATTATTAATCCTAAATCACTCATTTCTTTTTATCCCACCCTTCATGAAATAACTCATCTATCTTGTCCTTCTTTTTTGCTTTTTTACCTTTTTTCTTTTTCTTAGCTTTTTCTTTATTCTCAAACTGTACTTTATCCATGATATTTTCAAAAGCTAATTCAATATTACAGAAATGAGTTTCACCCTCAAAAATATGAGTATCTGATTTAACTAAGAAACTCCCAATCAGCCCAGTGTGTGGCTCTTGTATTCCAATGTTATAACCTGCTTGAATTAAGATGTTTCCTAAACAATATATTCTTGCACTCTTTTCTACACTTTTTAACATATCCTTAGCATTTGCTATATTATCTACATCTTTTTCGTATTGCATAACCTGTTGAAATAGTCCATATTTCTTTTTATCTTCTGCATTTTCAACTTTATTAAGTATTTGCTGCTTCTCTTTTTCTACCTTATATATAACAATTTGATTTATCATATTTTCTATGCTTTCTTCATAAGAAGATGTGGAAATGTTATCAGCACTTGTTAAAAGAACATCTGTATAAGTACCTTGTTCAACTATATCTATTGCTTGTTCATCGCTTACGATAGAATAAATCTTTTTGTTTTTTCTATGTTGAATAGTGTATGCATTCAATATAATTTCATATCCACTTCTATCAATAGCTGGATAAGTACAAGTAACTTCATCTTTTGGAATTTTGCCTACTTTTAAATTAAGTTCCCCACAGATTTCTTTTAATATTTCTGACGGTTTTTTCTGAAAAAAGTTTTTAACAAAGTTATTTTTATTCATATAAATAGAATTATCATATGCATAAAAACTTTTTATTTCAGTTTCACCTTTCCTAGAACGTTGGAAAACTTTACCGTAAAAAACTTTTTCATCATCATAAGAAAATACGATTTCATCTCCGATATTAGTTATAATATCTCCTAAATACTCAACTTCTAATTTCCTTGCAGTTCCGTGAATTGCTCCACTCCAAATAACCCTAGTAAATATATTTTTATATTCTTTTTCATTTACATAAATTTTTACTTTTTCCATATATTTACCTCTCTAATAGTCCTCTTGCTACATCTGTTAAAGTTTTGTTTTTCTCTATCTCTACAAGAGTTATCTCCACATCTATATCTCCAGTTCTTTCAGTAACTGAAAAATATAAAGTTTGGATATAGCATTTAAAGAAAATATTAAACTCTGGAATAATTAAAGTTAATTTTTCCTTATCATTCTTTAACTTTTTTAAGGTTTCCATACAATTTGTTGGAGTTGTAGATAATACAAAATTAAAAAAAGGAGATTTCATAGCTGGAAAAAATGTTGAAAAACTAATCTTTTCTACTTTTCTATTGCCAATTAAAGTCTTTTCTCCTAAATCAATTATTCTTATAACTTGCAAATCCTGCTCACTCTCTATCCTTAAATCTAATGGTGGAACTACAAAGAAAAAAGGAGTATTAGTGCTATCTTTAACCAGAATAAATGTTGGTCTCATAACATCATCTCCTTTACTTTGTTACCCGTACAAAATTTCTTAATTCTGCCATTATTTTTTGTTTAGACATTTCTGCTATTTTCTCTATATCAGCTTCATTTTTTATTACAACTCCACCCATATTAACATTTACTTGAGGAGAGAATGTAGTTGACAGAGGAGATACAGGAGCTTTAAGTCCTAATTTATCACTCACTTTTTCTAAGTCTGTTTTTTCTCCATTTTTACTTATATTTACTGTTCCAAGTGGTCTATTTAAGGAATTAGCAGTTTTATTTTTTTGAATTGTTTGCTCTTTAGATAATTCTTCTGGAGTTAATTTAGCAATTCTTCTTCTTTCTTTAAAATCTTCTTCTGTTTCTTTCATCAACTGCTCTATTCCTTTTCCAGAATTTTTATTATCTCTAAGTTTTTCTTTTAGCATTCTTTGTTTTATATACTCAATTTTTGAATCATCTTCTGTTTTACTGTTTCTCAAATCTATAGTTTCTAAATCTTTTTCAGCCTGAGCATTAGCCTCATCCCAAGTGTAACCCTTATCTTGATATTCTTTTCTTAATTCCCATTTATTTTTAGTTCTTCCTATTTTTTCTCCTGCCCAATCTCCAACTGCTTTACCAGCCTTATATGCTAAATATCCACCTGCAATATATTTACCTGCACCAGGAAAAATTTTTTCTGCCATGGCAGCTACTTTTAATGCAGCAAAACCTTTTATAGCCTCAGCTGTAAGAGCAAATATTCTATTAAAATAAGCCTCCACATTTTCTGTGTTAAAAGTACCTTTTGAGTTTAACTCAGCCATTTTATCTGTAAATTTATTTATAAAATCTACTGCTGTTGGTGCTAAACCTTCTCCAATTGATGTTTTTAAATCATCAACGGCACTTCTAAATTGAGCTAGTTTATCCTTTGTATCTCCACTCATCTCATTTGCAAATCTGTCTGTTGCACCTGTCGCATTTAATATAGCTTTCTCCGCTTTTTCTATCCCTTCTTTTGAAGTTCCTAATAAGTTATTCATAACTTTTAGACCTTCTGTTCCAGCAATAGTAGCTAAGAAATAGTTTCTTTGTTCCTCTGACATTAATGCTAGTTTAGGTTTTAATTCTTCTATAATTTTTCTAAGTCCTTTAAATTTCCCATTATTATCATAAAGAGTTACTCCGACTTTTTTCAAAGCTTTATCCATATCAGGAGTTGTTTTTGAAAGTCTTGCATAAATTGCTGCTAAGTTTCTTCCTGCTATAGAACCTTTAAGCCCACTGTCTGCTAATAATCCTAAAATGATATTTGTTTCTTCTAAACTTTCAAAGTTTTTTGAAGTAGATGCCACATACTTATAAGCTTCTCCTAATTGTGCTATACTTGTATTTGTGTTGTTAGCTGTTGCAGCCATAACATCCATAAACCTATCTGCATCTTGTAATGTTAATCCAAAAGCGCTTATATTATCTGTAAGAAGGTCTGATGTACTAGCTAAATCTTCCCCTGAAGCAATAGAAAGTTTTAAAAGTTTAGGAGTTAACTCCAATACTTCATTAGTTTTCATCCCAGCCATTGCTTGATACATTTGAGCTTGTGCCACTTCTTGAGCTGTAAATCTTGTACTTCTTCCAAGTTCTCTTGTTTGAGCCATTAACATATTTTCTTCAGCTGCTGTTGCTCCCATAATAGCTTTATTTCTTCTAACTTGATCTTCTAAATCTGCAAAAGCTGTTAAAGAACTACCAGCAATAGCACCTATTCCTGCAAGTCCACCAATAGTTACTGCTCCAAATTTATTAAGTCCACTATTAACTTTTTCCCAGTTCATAGATTGAGCTTTTTGATAAAGTCCAGCAAGTCCTTTTTCTGCTTTAGATATTACAGATGTAAATTTATCTTTAAGTTCCAATCTAGCACTTAATACATGCTCCAAATTCTCACCTCCAAATAAAAAAGAGCAGTTTTGAACTGCTCCTAATATTATTTATTTTTTTTGTATGTGTCCTTAAGATATTGAAAGGCACTATCTTCTGGGATATTAAATTTGTTTTGAATTTCTTGTACAGTATCTTCAATAATATTAGAATTAGCAACATGATAAAAACCTGTAATAGCTAAAAAGTTCAATATTAATTTTTTTTCTCTATCTGTAAAAACTTTATCTTTATGTTTTTCTCTAGAATAAAATCTTATTTTTGAACTTTTTGATTTTACAATATCTTTTAACATATCAATTGTTTCTTTATCATCTAAAGATATTTTAATGTCGTAATATTCATAAACACCACTTGAATTTATATCCCTAATCCCATCCAAATAATTAAAATTTTTTTCATATGTTTTATTATCTGTTGCAATAATAACCTTTTTAAAACCTAATAAATCTTTACTGTAATATCCAATTCGCATATTATAACCTAAAGGAAAAGTTTTTTTATTTGAAATAGGTTTAATTATTGTAAATGTTAGAATATCATTTTTAGTTTCATTCTTATTTTTTTCCATTATTATTTTTTCAAAATCATCTTTTTTTGAGACTAAGTCTTTAAAAGCTTTCTTAATATCTAAGTTTAATTCATCTCTATTAAGATTATTGGTATTAAAGATTATTAGTTCCGCTATTTCTATTTTTTGGCTATCATCTAACCCAAAACTAATAACTGAAAATAAAAACATTAAAACTAGTAAAACTTTTTTCATAAATCTTTCCTCCTAAAATGAATTTAATATCCTATATTATACCATTATTCTTTTAAAAGATACATATAAAATAAATCTTTTTCTGAAAGTTTTCTAAGTTCTGCCAATGTATGCCCTCTATTCAAGTAATGAGCGACTGTACTTAATTTCCAGTCGCTCTCTATTAGTTTTTTGTTTCTTCAACCAAACTAACTAAATCTTTTTCTCCATATCCAGAAGCTACTAAGATTAAATCTGCTAGTCTATAAATAGTTGGGTCTTTTAAAACTTTGCTCACAACAGAAACAGGATTACTCTTACAGCCTAACTTTTCTATTAGTTTATCATCTCTAAAAATAGGACAAGAATTATAAATTACTTCTAAATCTTTGTCCTTTTCTTTTGATAATAATAAATCTAAGTAATCTTCTTTGTTTAAAAGTTCACACTCTAAATCTCCATCTAATTCTTTTACATAGATTTTTACTTTTTCTCTTTTATCACTATTTATTTTTTTACTATTTTCAAGTAGTATCTCAGCTGTAACTAACATTTAACCCTCCTATTTTATATCATTTTCATAAGCTAAATCTTCAGGAGTAAATCCAAATGGATACTCTTCTTCTACAATTTCACCTCTTGAAATGTTTATTAAATCTATTGAGTTAAACCAAACATTATCCAAAGAGATTCTTTCTTCTTGCTTTCCAGGTGTATCAGGGTCTGATAAGTTAGTAACTATTCTAACTCTAACATCATTCCCTTTCACTAATTTTTCAAGTATTTTTTTACCTCTTGAGTATACTTTTTCAAGAGTAACACTTCCTTCACCTTTTAGAGCCACTATCTTGCTATCCACAGATAAGCCTAACTGCACATCTTTTCTATCCGCTGTTACTTTTGCATTTACTTTTGTGAATTCAGCAACTTTTTCATTATCTATCCAAAGAGTACCGTGAGCCCCTGCGATGATATGATAACCTCTTATTGTCGTATCTGCCATTTTTACCTCCTATCACATCTTTATAACCAAAGAAAGATTTGACATTGTATCTGCAAACCTAACATCACCAGTTAAAAATACATCATCACCACTAGGATATTTTAAGATTTCCATTTCTGCCATTTCTTCTGGGTCTTTTCCATCTAAAATAATTAATCTCTTTTGAGCTTCTAAGTCTATTTCAATCTTATTGTCATAGTCTCCACTTAACACATTTGGAGCCATTTCTTTAAAATAAACCTTAGTAACATTAGAACAAAAATTCATTTTATTATTGTAGTCATTTATGTAAATTCCTAGCCAATAATTTTTAAATGTATCTCTTATGTCATCAGTTATAAAGCACATTCCCTCAACTATTTTGATTTTTCTTGTATCTTTTTTCCAAGTGCTATCAAAAGTAGTTTTTGAGTTTACTCCATAATTAACTCTAACTTTTTCATCATCATTATATAGAGAGAATTTACCAAGTTTAGGCTCAAAATAATCTACTTCTTTTAAATCACTCATTACAAAGTTATCTGCAGAACGATTAATAGGCATTCCTGCTATTAGCCCAGCTATTGCAACTGTGTATTCTTGTGCAGTAAATTCACCATAAATAGATTTATAAGTCCCTGTATTTCCTAACTCCACAATAGCCACATGGTCTGTATTATTAGCAAAGCTAGAAACATATTTAACAGTTTTTCCTATTGCTCCATCATTTCCAAATACTTGTTTAACCCATGTTACAAGTTTTTGATCCTCAGCTTGTTCTGCTCCTGGATAAGATAGCCAGTTCATTTTTCTTTCTTTAAATTCACCTAGAACATCATCTATATTTTCAGCAGTTTGCAGCACTCTTACTAATACTTTTTTAGCTCCATAGTGCATTGCTAATTTAATATACTTAACATTTTTAGCATCCCATTCTTTTTCTTTTAAATCTGCTATAGTTTTTAGAGTATTCCATTTAACAGTTTTCTTAGTGTCTTTTAATATTAAGCAAACTATACCTCTCTCACTTCTTTGAATAGCAGTTGTTGCAAGAGTTTTAAACTCTATATTAATGTTTGGACTAGCTTTTATTTGTCCTACTTCATTTCCCATTAATTGCTACCTCCTTCTTTAAATCTTAATTCTAAATCTTTCATAAGTTCATAATCATAAAGTTTCCCATATAAATCATATAGACTTAAAGTAAATACATAGTGTCCAACTCTATCTACAATTTTTATATCTGTATTTCTTAAAGTTAAATATCTATCTAGCACATGCAAAACCTTTTTACCTTCTATTTCCAAAGCATTATCTAAGTTTTCTAAATTCTCTAATATCTGAGCATTAGTTAGCTTTCCATTTGTTTTTGGATAATAGATAATATCAATATCTATTGTTTTTAATTCTCTATATTCAGAGTTAAATTCTTTCTTATAACTAACTAAATCTATATAAAAACAAGGTTTTTTGACATTGTCTATATCCTCACTATAAGGATTTACTTTTAACTTTTCTGAAATAATCTTATTTAATGCATTTCTTATATCTATCCATTTCATTTCTTTATCAATCCTCCATAAAAATTTTTTAAATCTTTATAGAATTTAATTTGCCTCATAGCTACTGCTGTTCTTAACATAAATCTGCCTCTGACAAATTTACTTTTGTTTCTTCCAATTCTATGCCCATACTCAACAAAATGGCTGTAATTGGTCATAGAAAATACAATTTGAGAGAAAGCTTTTCCAGTTAATCTTTTTCCGTTTTCTCTTTGCCAAGAATTCTTTAAGGTCCCGGTATCAACTGGTGTTAATTCTTTAACATCTTTTTTTAACTCTTCAGCTTGTAAAATTAAAAATCTTTCAGTAGCTTGTGGAGCTTTTGTTTTTATTTCATCAAGAATCTTGTCAAACTCTTTGAAACCTTTAAGCTCCATAATCTACCTCATTTTCAGAAACTTCTGTTAAGACTATTTCTTTATGTTTTATAATGTTATAAGCCAAAGGTTTAGAGGCTTTGAACATATAATCAGTTCCATCAGCTTTTCTTATAACTTTAAGTAAGTCATTTTGTTTTATATCTACATCCAAACCTACAAAAAGTTTATATTCTTGTGAACTGCTATTGATAGGTCCTGGTAAAACACCTCTTAATAACTTTTGTGAGAGTCTGCAAGGAATATCTTTTAATATTTCTCTTTGTTCTTCAAAAGCTCCACCATGCTCATCTACTACTACAACTGACCTAATAACTGTAACTCTATCATTATGTAACTTATCTAAAATGCTCATACAGTACCGACCTTTCTAAACCTAAATAATTGGCTTTTTAAAGATAAAAACATTTCATCAGTAGTGTTATTAGATGTGTTATATTCTATTGTTGTATCTCCTTCTGTAACTTTAGAAATATTTCCTTGCAAATTTGTTTCTTGAATAGTTTTTAATGCTAAATGCTCAGCAACTGGTTCTATTAATTCTTCTGGAAAATCATCTCTATTCATAAAATTTAAAGCTTTTCTAACTAAAATGGTTACTTGAATTTTCAATCTAGCTTCATTGCTAATATTTATTAATTCTTTCACTTTTTCAATTATTTTGTTGTAAATTTCTTCCATGTCTAACCTCCTAATACGAAAAAAGCAGGAGTTTTTATTCTCCTGCCTCAGTCACAAGGTTATTATTTCTCAATACTTCTATTTCTGTTTCATCAGATGTTGAGTAAACTCCATCTTTAAATTGAATAGAAGTTCCAGCTATAATTAGATTTTTATAGCTAGAATGAAAAGTTGTTTCTTTTGCTGTTTCAACAGTAGTAGTTTCTTCCACTATTTCATTTTCTTTTTTATTATCTTTTGCCATTACAACCTCCTATGATATTTTTACATTTTTAACATGCACTTGGAAAGGTAACTTAGTTATTTGATGTGCATATTCTCCATGTAAGAAATAATTATCAGCCAATTCTGTCTTAGCTCCAATTTCTTCTTTAATTGGGTATAATTGTTTTATTCTAGCTTCATTTAAGTTCATTAATATAAACTCATTTTCTGCTAATGAAGTTGCTGGAAATACAGATACAGTACCAGATGTAGTGACTATTTCTTCAATTTTAGTTCCTGTTATTTTTTCAGTTATATCTGTTCTAACAGTATCCTTATTCAATTTATTAATACTTCTTAAAATTGTATAAGGAACACATAGAGAATAGAAACCAGCTTTTAAATCTGCTGCTCCTGGGTTTCCTTTATCAACTATTGCCTTTACAACATTATCTAATAAATCTAATGAAAAAGGTTGATTATTAGCATCTATGACTATTCCATGTTCTTTAATTAATGCTTTTACTCCACCTGACATTCTTAAATTTCCACTTGTAAATTTAACTCCATTTAAGAATTTATTTTCCATAATTCCTAACAATTCATCTTTTTTCTTTTGAGATTCTAATTCTCTTACAGATAAGCCACCTTGTCCATGTGGATTTAAGTGTTTTGCTGTTTCTGTAACTTTATATTGTTCATAGATAATTCCAGTATTATTTGTAATATGAACTGGTAATCTAACAGTTGAAGCCTTTAATTCTCCTCCTTCTTCCATTTCTATTCCTAAACTTTGCACCAAAGTCCCTATTGCTATATTTCCAGTTGTCGCAGTAGTCCCAGCATAACCTCTTGTAATATCTGCCTTATTATCAGTTTTAACATTAGTAATTTTTACTATTTCATCTCCAATAGATAGCAAAGCATCTTTTACTAATATGTCAGCATCTACTACCTGAATTTCAGTATCTGCTGTTGCCAAGGCCTTTTTTAAAGTTGATGATACTTTTCTTTCATAATGGTCCACCCATTCAATAGTAGTAGAGTCAGTTTTGTCTACTCTCCCACCTCTTAAAATATGAGATATAATAGGAGAAACATTAGGATTTACTAATTGTAATTCTTCTAAAATATCATTTGAAATAAATTGATTTCCTGAATGTAATTTGTTGTCTATATTTGCCATTATTCATTACCTCCTGTATTTTGTTCTTCAAATTCTTGCTTAGCTCTTGTATATTTAGCTCTATCTTCAATAGAACTAGTTTCAAAAGCCTTTTTCTTTAATTCTTCTAATTGAGCTTTTTTATCAGCTCCACCATTACTTCCACCATTCATCGCTCCTGGTACTCCACTAGCACCAAGTCCCTTTACATATTCTCCCATTGCTTCTGCAAAGCCTTTAACAGATGCTTCTATTTCTTCTTCTGTAACTCCATTAATTCTATCTAAGAATTTATCTGGCATTTTATATTTTGTAAGAGTTGCTTTTTTAATTTCATCTGTCTTAATCTTTGTAAGTTCAGCATTCTTAGCATCTAAATCTTTTTGAATCTTATCAATTTCTTTTTTATGCTTTTCTTCTGCAGTAAGATTAGCATTTTTAATTCTTTCCTCATAATCTTCAATAGACTCATTGTGCTTTCTTTCAAGTTCCTTTTTTTCTTTATTAAACTTTTCTGTTTCTCTTTTAAGTCTGCTTTCAATCATTTTGTCAACTTCTTCTTGAGTAAATGTTTTTGATTCTCCTGGTTCTGCAAATAGTTGAATATTAAGTTTAAATCTTTTCATTTTATCCTCCTGTTTAAAGTCCTGTTTGACTATATTTTATCCAGGTGTTTTTTGTCCTCCAGTACGACAATTATCTTTGTACCTCCTTTCTTTGCAATAAAAAAGAGAAGTATAAAAACTCCTCCTGGTTTTAATTATTTTCTTTTAAATATTAATCTTTAATATTATATCTTTCTTTAATAATTTTTAAGTTTTTTTGGTACCACTTATCATCAAATAATCCTGATTTCATCATCTCATTTAAACCCTTAAGTTCATTTTCATAAGTTGTATTTTCGTGTCCAACTGTTATTCCAGGGTCTGTATCATTCCATCTCGAATCTTTAAATAATTTTTTTTTATCACTCATTTAATTCCTCCATTTTAAGATAATGTTTCCCCTTATAAAATTCATATCTAACAATTTTAAATTTTTTATTTCTTTCAAATAAAATTTCTTGTTCGCCCTCATTGAATTTTCTAATATCCCTACCTGTTTTTGATATAATTTTAATTTGTACCTCTCCATTAGAATTATAAGTATCACCAACAGTTGTTGAAGTATAAGCTTTATATGTTTTTATATCACCTGTTCTATATGAATCTAAAAATTCTTGTAAAGCTTCTTTTCCTCGTAATTGAAAGCTTAAACTTCTAGTAACTTCTCCCTCATACACTGGCATTTTTTCAAGTGCTCTATCCAACACTTTAATCCATTCTTTTTGGTCTTGAGTTAATTCCGTTCCATTTCTTAAAGGTTCATTTATTTTATATGAATCTGATCCAATATATCTCATTATAGCAGATTCTTCATCAGGAGTTAATTCTTTTTCACCAATTTCTTCTCTACCTTGCCTGATTAAATTTTCATAGTCAACAATCGGTATTGTTGTACTTCGGCATCTAGGGTGCATTGGTGGATAATTAAGACCTACTGCAATTTTTTTTATTTCAAATACTTCTCCATGCAACTCAGAACAAATTTGACTGGTCCTGCTATCTAATGTAGCACTAAACTCATATTTTTCTATTCCAGCTTCTTTATAACCATCTAATGTAGCTTGATTCAAAACATAATTAACTTCTGTTCTTAAAAGTCTTTCAACATCGTTCTTTTTAGCTGTCTCAAACCTTTCAGAAACCCTTTTAGTCATAGTTTTCAGATTGATACCTTGTATCATCCCATTTACTATTTCTTGCTTTACTGTTTGTGCCAATTTATCAGTATTGCTCCAAAGTCTTTGAGAAAAGTTTGCACCGCTCCATGGTCTATCTAAAACAGCTTTTATTTTATCTCTACTTACAATAGCATTAATACCCAAATCTTTTGTTACTTCTATAAATGTATCTCTATAAACAGAATTTAAAGCATATTTCCCAGTTTCTTCAACCCCAAAGATTAATTTAGTAAATTCCATATCTATCTGTGCTTTAAGACTATCCAAATGACTAATTCTACTTTTAGCGGATAATGTTTCAATTTCTAAATATAATTTCTGTGCATCCAATGGTGCTGTTTTTAAAAGATTCTTATATTCTTTTATATAATCATGCAAATCTTTTTTCCAAACTTTATAATCATCACCTTTTAAAAGTTTCAAAGTTTCATTATAATTTAGAATATTATCATTCATATAAGTTGTAGTTATTCTAGAAATCTCTTTATTTATATCCTGCTTGGCTTTTTCAAGTGCAATCTTATATTCTTTTTCAATATTCTGTATTGTAGTGAATGCCTTAGCTTCTCTTTTAACTTGTCTTTCTTCCCAATAATCTCTATTCTTTTGAGCCATCAGCACCAACTCCAATTGGGGTATTCATATCTTTCATTACATTAATATCTTCTTCGGCTTTTATTTTTTCAAGCTCAACTTTTGCATCTTCAATAAAAGGCAATATAGATAAAATAGTTTCGTGCGATACAATTCCTTGTAATTTCTGAGCTGTATCCGCTGCTTCTACTAAATTCTTAGGAATATTTCTAGTAAATACTTTTTGAATATCAGTAGCTTTAATTTTTAAATTATGAAAATCTATCATAAGTTGTAATCTTTGATTAATTGCCTTTTTAAAATGCATTTCTTTTTGTGCCGCTAATTGTTCTAATGCTAAAAGTTTATATCCAAGTGCAACTCCCGAGCTGTTTCCACTGAACTCTTTGTCTTGCATGTCTGGTATCATAGAAAATTTATGGATATCTTGATTTAACCTATTTTTGTTATTTTGAGCATAGCTGTCATTGACTTGTTTTATTAGCCACTTGGCATCTCCGTCATCATCAATTAACATTAATTTATCTTCTTTTATTTTTTTCAATGTTTCTTTATCAGTTCCCCCAACATTAGTTAAAACTAAAAGTGCATCTGTGAAGTCTGTCATATCGTCTACCGAAGTTGATGCGGTTTCATCGTATCCATCTATCAAAGAAACAACTTTTTTAAAATCCCCAAAAGCCCTTTTGTTGTTTAAAAATTCAATAATTGGAACTTGATTAAATCCATGTAACTTAGTTACTCCTTTTATATTTGGAACTTCTTTTTTATCACTTTCGGATAAGAACTCATAAGTTGTAACAGTCGTACTATCATAAACTTCTAATGTATAAACCCATTTATCTTCTTTATTTTTAGTTTTATCCCATCTAACTGCAGCAGTTATTTCTTTTTTAACTGTGTTATCTCTCAAAATAAAACAATCTCTTGGGTCTACAACTACATTTCCAATAGTATTATCTACATTTTTATACCAAAGCTCATAAGATTTACCAAAAATAGAGCAGTTTTCAGAATGTTCAAAATTTTCTTGTTGCTCTTCTTCAGTTGACAAATATTCAGATAATTTTTCAAAATCTTTTTTTAATTTATCATCTTGTAAAGTATAAGAAATAGGTTTTCCCAGGAAATATGCAGTAGCGATAGTTGTTATATATCCAGGGTAGTCATGAATCAATTTAGCATCTTCTTTATCTGTTGTTCTATTTTTTTTATTTAAAATATTATGCTTTCCACTATAATAATCTTCCATTTTTTGTAATTCTGGTAATTCGTTTTTTATAAAATCTTCAAGTGCTTCTTTTAAATCTTGTACAGTCATTAGTCCACCTTCCTATCTTATTCCTAAGATGTTCCTATCTATTGTTCTTACAGAGTTATTTCTCATATAATCTTCCAGTGCATACCTCATAGCATCCATTAAATGGTTAAAATCATCAATAGGTTTATTTGTTGGTTTCCCAAATTTATCTTTATCCCAAGCATAATTTGAAATCTCTGTTAAGAAATTTACACATCTAGGATGAATAAAAATTTTAAAATCTTGAATAAACTGTATTCCAGCATTGATACTATCTTTCCCTTTTTTAGATGCTTTTATTCTGTAAAGTCCTAAACCTTTCAAATGGTCTATACTTTTTGGCTCAGCACTATCAGCAACTATAATTTCTTTCTTAAAACTTAGCTTTTCTATATTGCTATAAATAGCTGTATTCTGCATTCCTTTTTGGTATATTTCATCAAAAACATAAATTTCTTTTTGTTCCTGGTCCAGTATTCCACAAAAAAAAGCAGCAGGGTCATTGGTATATCCAAAATCTAACCCAAATACTGCTTTTGCTTTTTGTCTTTTATTTAAAATTTCTCTCCAATCAAACTCTAACTCTTGCCAATTTTCATAAACAAGTCCATCTACTATTCCCCAGTTACCAAGTCCAGCAACTTGATATCTACGAGGGTTATTCTTTTTCATATCTTCAAATAATTTCTTATCAGCATCATCTAGCCACTCATTACATAGGTAATTGGTTGTAAGTGCCAATATATTATCATCAACTTTATCAAAGAATCTAGCTTTTAACCAGTGTCTTTCATTCCAAGGGTTAAAAGATATTATAATTTGCTTGAATAGTGGTTCTTCCACAACTCCTCTGATACTTTCATCTAGCATATTAAAAGCTGTTTCATCTGTTAACTCATAGCATTCCTCTACCCAGCACCAACACAAACTACCTACTGAAACTGAAATTGATGTAATCTTTAATGGGTCATCAAAACCTCTAAATAAAATCTTTTGTCCAGTTGGTTTATATGTCATTTCAAGTGGACTTTCTTTTAATTCCCAGTAGTCTTGAACTTGAAATCTATTAATAGCCCATCTTAAATCAGAATAGCAACTATCTTTTAAAGTTCTAAAAACTTTTCTTACAACAAGAGTGTTTGCATTTTTATATTTCATCATGTTATAGATTATCCATAGAGCTGTTGTCTTACTCTTTTTTGAAGCTCTTGACCCTTTAACTACCTTATACCTACCCTTGAAGTTCCAAAACGATTTATAGCCCTTTCCAACGATTTGAGGTAAACTTATTTTTATAAACTTACTCATCTAAATCTTCTTCACCAACAATCATTACTGGTAAAGTCCCTTCAATCTTACTTTTGTCGGTAAATAAAGCGTGTCTTTTTCCTAATAATTCAGCTGCTTTTATTCTTTCTTTAGCGGATACTTGCTTTTTCATTATTCTTGCAGATGAAAACCCGTCTCCTTCCCCCTCTACTACTACAACTTCTTCCTGTATTTCTCCTCTCATCATTGCCGTTAAATTTTGTAAAACTTCTTCTGCACTTGCTATTCTTTCAGATTCTAATTTTTGCATTAATTCATCAATATACCGACTTATACCGATACTTTTCATTAATATGTGTATTCTATCTCTAGCATAGCTCTTACTATACCCAGCTTTAATTGCAGCTTCAGTAGCATTTCCAGATGCTACATAATATTCACAAAAAGCCTTTTGTCTCGCATTTAATTTCAATGCTACTTCACCTCCAGTTTACAATAAAAAAAGAGAACCTTTTGAGTTCTCTCAATTCAAATCTCTTATTTTAAAATTTTTGTTTTAGATATTAAATACCTAAAAGTGTAACATGTTGTTATTATAATAAATATACCACTTAAAAAAAATAAAAGTCTTTTATACATAGGAAAAAATAACTCCTCTAATATCCTTAACTTAAACATAAAATACAACCATAAAGATACTACCAAAATTGTTATCATTATTGCATTCATCCAAAAAACTAAAAGGTATTTTTTTATAAAATCTCTTGAATTACTATTACTTATATTTAATCCAGTCATTTTTGAAATTCCCAATAAAAACCCAAAAATTAAATTAAACATTGCTATTCCCCAAATACTAGAAGAAATTATTAATTTTATGATAGATTTTTTATTAATATCTGAGAAGATAGAGCCTAAAGATGAAATTCCACCAAACACAACAAAAGCTATTGCTGTAAAAATTCCTACTAGGGTTATTAACTGGGATGTTATATCTTGTGTTAATTTTTCTTTAAAAACTCCAATTTGCTCTTTAAATTTTCTATTATACTCTTCATCTGTTTGTTTTAAACTACGATATTGTCTTATTGCTAAATTAGTATGATCTTTAATTTTTAAAGCTACTTTTCTTGCAATTTTTTTATTTTGTAATTCTTTTTTATTGCTTAGATTAGAGCTCTCCTCAATGTCTTTATTGCATAAATCTAAAAGATAATCTATATTTCCTAAAATTAAAGCTTCTTTTTCTTCAGTTTTTATAAAACTTTCATAAATTGCATCACTTAAAACAGTATATAAAAGCCTATCATGTTCTTTTATATATTTTTTTAATATATTGAGAGGGTCTTTTGATTTAAAAATACTTCTTTCTAAGAAAAAGAGATCCACTAATTGCTTCATAGCTTCACTCATTTTATCCCATTCTGTTTTTCCAGGTTTTTGATTTAAAGTATTCCCTTTTTGTATTTCTATAATTTGTATATCTGAATTAGAAATTTTATCCATATCTATCACCCAAAATAACTTCTAATTTCATCATTATATATAATACCATCTCTTTTATATGCGTTTTTCCATGGATCTTGATTATGAGTTATCTCTACTAGCTGATTTGCTGAAAAATTAGCGCATCTATCTACAACTAGCTGAATATTCGATTTTTCCAACCCTTCCATTTTGGCTTCTAAACTCATATTTCCTAAATAAATATTTGCACTTCCATATCTTTTATATTGATTATATACACTTCTTACAACTGGTCCAAAATCCCAAGCTTCAATATCATCTATAAAACAAGGATATCCTAAAGCTACTAAGAATTGTGCTTGTGTGAAATATAAAATTTTCTGTAGTTTTAAGTTGCTTATTGAATAGTTTTTTTGGTTGGCATATCCAATAATATATTCTGCAACTTCTACAGCATAAAAGTTTCCCATAATCCTTCCTCCCCTTTTAGATAAAATTTAATATTATATATTAACATATTTTTTTTAAAAATAAAATTTTATCTATTTTATTATACATCTTTTTCACAAAATAAAAAAGACTTTTTTATGAGAAGTCAATAACTCATCTCTTCTTGGGGGGAGAGAAACAAAAAATTTAAACTTTCATTTAAACTTTTCATATATTAACATATTACCACATTATTTTTTACTTTACCATACCCCTATTTTTACCCTGTTTTTACCTTTACTAAAATTCTATTAGTCTTTGTAACTTAAAATGTATTTCTAAAGCTCCTAAAATTCTATTCCTCATTCCATAAACTGTTTTAAGTGATACCCCTAATTTTTCTGAAATATCTTCATAACTCATATTATTTAAATATTTCATATCAATAATAGAATAATCCTTGTGATCTTTTACCATATCCAATGCACTATCAATTCTAAAAAGTATTTCCTCATGTCTACTAATATCGTTGGAGATTCTCACTTTCAACTCTTCTATTCTCTCCATATCTGATTTAACTTCTGTGAATCCACACCCAGACATTACCTCCAACTTATAACTTTTTAATAAAACTGGATTATTGAAATATTCTAAATCCTTTTTTATTTTATTTATATATTTATTATAACTATACAAAATATCTTCCATTTTTCTAAAAATTATCTTTTGTTCTTTTGTTATCATCAATTCCACTCCTTACCTATTCTTTGCATATTCTTTTGCCACTTTTCCCAGTAGCAATTAAATATGTCATCTTTGCTGTATCCTAACTTTTGTGTCATCTCCATTAAATTGTCAATAGCATATAAAACATTGTCATTAATGATATTAGCTATTAAATTCAATGTTGGCAGTACATGTGAGCCATAATCTTTAATTTGCCAACCATTAAAATCTACTGCCACAAGATGTTTAATTCTTGCATAATTATTAACTGTATCTTTGAAATTAATCATTTGTGCAAAGAAGAAATAAATATCTGTTAGTTCTTCCAACTCCATAGATTTATTATATTCTTTTGTTTTCCAAGTTTTGTGGCTTTCTTTTGTTTCCTCATTAAATTCAACACATTCAGCTATAAGAGACATTTTAATATCTCTCAAACATCTAGGTCTAATATTATTCAAACTTTTATCTAAATGTTTTTGTAATTTTAATATATCTTCAAAATTTTCTGGTCTTTTAAATTCCATTATCTCACTTCCTTTATAAATACCAACCAATGTGTCTTAACTCTTTTATTCCCAAAAAGAGGTTTAACATTAGTTAGTTTTAATATTTCACTAAGTTTAATCTGTTCCTCATTCCACTTGAAAACTAATATTCCATTAGTTTCAAGAACTCTAAAACATTCCTTAAAACCTAATTTAATGTCTTCTTTCCAGTTACTACCTAGATGGCCATACTTTTTAGCCAGCCAGCTTTTCTCTCCAACTTTTAGTAGATGTGGAGGGTCAAAGACTACTAGCTTAAACGAATTATCTGGGAAAGGGATATTTCTAAAATCTCCTATTATATCAGGTTTTATTTCTAATTTTCTCCCATCACACAATACATCTTCAAGTTCCCTATTATCCATATACACTGTGTCATCTCTGTTCTTTTGAAACCAAAACATCTTACTTCCACAGCATACATCTAAAATTTTTTTCATTATTGTCCTCCTAATAATTCAGGGTTTTCATAAATATTTCCTACAATTTCACAACCTTGTGCAACAACATCAATTAAATCAAAAGAATGCTCTTCAAAATCTCCCTCAAATTCTGCTCTAAAACTTCCATTTTCAAAAACAACTTTGTAATATTTTTCTCCAAAACTCTCAAAAAGAATATCACCCTCATAAATTTCTTTATTATTTTTATCTTTTAATCCTGTATATTACATTATCTTTAAGTCTTTTTTATACAATATATTATTTTCATCAAAAGAATATTTTTGAAGGTTATCTGCTTCCTCCCCATCTGTATATGCTGCAAAGGTTGCAGTTTTCTTTAAAAAATCTATACCTGCTAAATTTGTATCATACTCCACATATTCATTTTGATAATACATTTTATCTAAATACACTCTAAATTTAATCTCTCTCATCTTCTTCCTCCCAATCAGCTAT